CTGTTATCACAGAGTTGCCAGTTGTCGAGCGCAATACTTCTTTTTCCCAATTGGTGCACCTTACTCAGAAGAACCTGATGTATATTCGGATTCTCGATGCACCTAATGGGATTCCTTGTTGCAATGCACTATTTGTGTGTAGCAATTTGGCTCTGATCCCTTCGCATATGTGGGTCAAGCCTGAACTGCGCGTCCAGTTTTGTAAGTATGGGGAGAGCAATGTCGGAGGTGATTTCTATGCCATCCTTTCTAAGGAGCATGCCTACGATTTTCCGAATCAGGATTTGTCGTTAGTGTATGTTCCATCAGGAGGAGAATGGCGTGATCTCACAAAGTTTTTCCCAACTGCAGCAGTACCTTCTGTCCTTGCAACTTTGTCCTATCGGTACAAAGATGGTTCTTTTTTACAGGAATCGGTGAGGACATCTTACACCAAAAGCATTCGTACTCGAACGGATAACTATGATGGTTATACGTATAGAATGCAACAGGAGACCTTCAACGGATTGTGCATGGCGACTTTGGTTGCCGAAGCACGTATACCGTTTATTTTGGGTTTCCATTTGGCTGGTGCAGGAAAGGAAGGCGCTGCTGGATATCTTTTGCAACAAAGTTTGCTTGATGCTATTGCTGAACTCAGTAAGATTCCTTCGGTTCTTATTTGTAAGAGTTCTGGTACCATGCCGACTAAATTGTATGATGTCCAGTATTACAAGGGGCAGGATTTGCACCCAACTTCTCCAGTGAACTACCTTGACAATGGTGGTTCAATGCGAGTATATGGAGCGTGCGAAGGTAAGGTCACGAATGTGTCTAGCCTCGTCGTACAAACTCCGATCTCGCCAATTGTTGAGAAAGTGATGGGTGTGCCCTGTCAGTGGGGTGCTCCCCAATTTGCTCCACGTGATGAAAATGGCCATCGCCAGTTTTGGAAACCCTGGAGGGATACGCTTCTTAAAACGAGTCGTCCCAGTCCGGGCTTGTCTCCAAACCATTTGAATTGGGCAGTTCAGGATTACCTGACGCCCATCTTGGCCCAGCTCTTTAAGAGCTCATTTTGGCAGAAAGAAATTCGACCTCTGACTGAAATGGAAACTCTGTGTGGTGTAGATGGTAAACGGTTTATTGACAAGATCGTTCCAAATACATCTGCAGGATATCCTTTCAGGGGTCCAAAATCTGCCTTCATCACTTATCTTGATCCTGAGCATTATCCTGACTTTGTGTGTCCCGCTGAATTGGACGCAAAGTTTTGGAAACATGCTGAGGAGATGGAGCGTGCTTACTTACGAGGTGAGAGAGCTTATCCTATCTTCAAGGCTTGTCTTAAGGATGAGCCAACAAAATTGACGAAGGATAAGGTGCGTGTTTTTCAGGGCGCACCACTTGCATTTCAACTCCTCGTGAGAAAGTATTTTTTGCCCATCTGTAGATTTATTTCCATGAATCCACTGCTTTTTGAGTGTGCAGTGGGTGTGAATGCCCAAGGTCCAGAGTGGGACCAATTGGTGAATCACATGAGGAAATATGGAGACAACATGTTGGCTGGCGATTATGGAGCGTACGATACACGTATGCCAGCGCAGATCAACCTTGCTTCGTTCAGGGTCATGATTCGCATAGCCGAGATGTCTTCAAATTATTCTGCAGACGAGCTCAAAATCATGGAGGGGATTGCAACTGATATCAGTTATCCGATTACTGCTTATAATGGTGACTTGTTGCAGTTTTTGGGTACGTCCCCTTCTGGGCATAATTTGACGGTGTATATTAATTCCATTGGAAATTCGCTCATGTTGCGATGTGCGTATCGAGGCATCTATCCAGAGTCTCGTGACGCTTTCCGCGATGTGGCTGCGATGATGACCTATGGTGATGATTGCAATGGATCCGTGAACTCTAAGTATCCTCGGTTTAATATCGAGAGAGTAGCGGACTACTTTGCAAAACACGACATCGTCTTTACAATGCCCGACAAACAAGCTGAGCTACAACCCTATCTGCACTTCTCTGAGGTCGACTTCCTGAAAAGGAAGTTCAGATATAGTGAAGATTTGGGCTTGTTTGTAGCTCCTCTCGACGAAAATTCCATTTTCAAGTCGCTTCACACTGTCTTGAAATCAAGTGCTGTATCACTTCGCGAGCAAAGTGCCTGTAACATTGATGGTGCTTTGCGCGAGTGGTTTGCACATGGTAAAGAAGTGTATGAAAGCCGCAGGTCGCAGTTGCGAACTGTTGCTGAGGAAGCTGACTTGGTTGGAGCTTGTCGAGAATTGGACATGTCGTATGAAGACAGGGTCTCCCAATTTCGGGAGAAATACCTGTAACGACGTGTCCGTTCCGTCTGGAGAGACGTTAAACACTCACCCCCGTATACCACATGGGGGAGACGTTGAAGATGGTCGCAATGCATTGGATACCAAGCGTGTGTAGAGTATGTCCATCCCTCTTTTCACTGCTTAGGCTTGCATTGTGTCGCATCCCCCTCGTGGGATACCCCTGTTTAGGGGAGCTGTTAGCGACAGCAAAAACGATCGACCGCAGCGTATGGTTGAGTGGCCATGCGTTTATGTGTATAAATCACTTACTACCACTAATTATTCTCAAAGTGAAGGTGAACAATTGTTCACGACCGAGACCATGACCTTCCTGGACCAAAATCCTTCGTATACCTATGCTGTTGATTCCAATATCGATGGCACTTTTGGAACGAGTGATATGGACGACGCTGATTTGGACAAGTTTTTTGCGCGTCCTATTAAGGTTCATGAGGCTGAGTGGTCAACCAGTGTTGTTTTCTATGAGGACATTAACCCTTGGACTCTATTTTTTTCGAATCCTCGGGTGTGTAATCGTATCAACAACTATAACCTTCTGCGAGCTAAATTGCACGTGAAATTCATGCTTAACGGTAATGGTTTCTATTACGGACGTCTGCTCGCAAACTATAAGCCCCTTCCTGCTTTGGACGATATGATTCGTGATCGAGCTCTGATTCCACAGGACAACATTGCTGCTTCGCAGCGTCCTCATGTCTATCTCGATCCTTCTACGTCGCAAGGAGGGCAGCTTGATTTGCCATTCTTTTGGTATTTCAATGCTTTGTCAGTTCCCACTTCATCGTGGGATCTGATGGGCAATGTTTCGATTCGTCAATTGACACCTTTGAAGCATGCTAACGGATCTACGGATCCAGTCACCGTATCGGTTTTTGTTTGGGCGACTGATGTTGAGCTTTCTGTTCCTACTGCCGCTGATTCCAATCAGCTTACTGCTCAGATGGGTTATGAGAAGCCCAAGAAGAACAAGAAAGCTAAAGTCACTCTGACTAAAAATAAACCTAAGCCACAAGTGGCTGATGAGTACGGTGATGGTATTGTTTCGAAGCCCGCAGCAACGGTTGCGCGGATCGCTGGCATGCTAAAACAGGCACCTATTATAGGTCCTTATGCACGAGCCACCGAGATTGCAGCCTCTGGCATTTCGAACATTGCTAAGTTATTTGGTTACTCGCGACCTGCTACGGTTTCGCCCATGACACTCTTTGCCCCTAGGTATATGAGTGATTTGGCTACTACAAACATTGCAGATACGATTACCAAATTAACTCTTGATGGTAAGCAGGAATTGTCTGTTGACGGTTCCACAGTTGGATTGTCATCTAATGATGAAATGACTGTGTTGAGTGTGTCAACGCGAGAGAGCTATTTGACAAGCTTCTCTTGGCCAATGCTTACTGCACCTGAGACTTTACTTTGGAGCAGTGAAGTTTCGCCGGTTTTGTGGGATGATTTTTCAGGTGAAATCCACATGCCAGCGTGTTGCTTTGCTGCTTTACCCTTCTATCATTGGAGAGGGTCAATGAAGTTTAGGTTTCAGGTTGTTGCCTCTGCTTTTCATAGAGGCCGTCTCAAAATTGTGTACGAACCATATCAAATGGGTGCACAAACCGAATATAATATCAACTACATGCACATTGTTGATATCAGTGAGGATAAAGACTTCACGGTTGAAATCGGTTGGGGCAGTCCTTACCCCTATTTGAGACATAAATCACCCGGAGTTAGTGTTACACCTTTCCAGAGTGGTCCCGTACCACTAACTGGTCCAGCCCAAGACTTGTGCAATGGTTACTTGTATGTGTCCATTGTAAACGAGTTGACATCACCAAATGCCACTGTGAATAATGACGTTTCCGTCAATGTCTTTGTGTCAACTGGTGACGATTTTGAGGTGAAAAACCCTTCGGAAGATTTAATAAAAAACCTGACTTTGTTCCAAGCACAGTCAGGTTTTGAGAATCAAGTGGGAGACGAAACAGTAGTGCAGACCGATAAGGATTGTACAACTGAACCTTCCAAGCCTATACAGGATTCTGTTTTAGGGTCCATGGCTGCTCCACTTGATTTGACCGACCCCGCTACCCGTGTCTTTTACGGAGAAGAGATCACAAGTTTTCGTCAATGTTTGAAGAGGTACAATTATTTTCAGTATTTTCCTTTGAACAGTGATGCGACTGCGACAGGTGTTCAGCATGTCAGGTACACTCTGAACAGCTATCCTTTTAATAGAGGAGAAGCTGGTGTGAATAGTGCTTTTGGCACTACTAACTATTGCAAGAACACACTCTTCAATTATATAGGTTCTGCCTATATGGGTTGGCGAGGAGGTATGAGGTGGAAGTTTCTTACAGCCCTTGGAGATCATGCAGGTGAGTTGCGGGCACAGCGTTTGAATACGCTAGCGCCCATTAATACGTATACTCAGACTGCAGTTGACGTTACGACAGCTACTGTAGCTGAAGCCATGCGTAACGTTACTGAAATGTATGACACTCTCTGGGCTGGGGGTGCAGCAACTCCCACCTCGAATCAATCGGTGCTTGAAGTTGAGATCCCGTATCACAATAATCACCGATTTGCTATTGCGAGAGAATTGAATTATGCGTCCAGTCAATCTGACCCGACGTTCAATCCTTTTGCAATTGATTACATAGGTTCTTTTGCTAATGCAGACCGCGGAAATGGTTTGCAGGCCTATGTTGCTGCTGGAGAAGATTTCTCCTATTTCTTCTTTGTCGGTGCGCCTGTTATGTTTGTACAGTCGACTTTACCGTAGAGAAGAATTTGGTCGCAAGACCATAAATCCCTGAGAGTGAGCCTCAGGTCAACTGCTTTTGCAGTTGGGGG